TTGTAGTAAACATCTGCTCTAACAGATATTAAGAACATATAATCCAGTGGGATAGGAGCTCTATCTATGTAGATATTAGATGAGTCTGATGAGTAAATATATTGCCCACTAGCATCTGATTTATTCCCAACATTAAAAGTCTTGGCATTCTGCTCTACAAGTAGAGTTCTTAAGTCATCGATTCTTTTTTGAGATTGCTCAAATCCCTTAGCCACCCTATTAGATAGCTGGGAATACCTTTGTTTTACAAATCTAAGAATAGCCAGATTAATCTCATGGTCTATTTCCTCAGGTAAAAGGGTGTCAACCTGGAAGGATGCAATCTTTTGCACCCCCAGGTTAACAGCTATATGCATCTCGTTTATAGTCATCTATTCAATTAAGATACTTCTTTGAGCCTTGCTCTCATAATATTTACTTGTCCAGAATTCTTCTTGTTTTTGAAATAAACAATTGCATCTTTGATATCTTCCCCGATAGTTTCATCTTGGAAAATCAATTGATTTCCAATCCTACGAAGGATATCCTTTTCAACCATTTCTTCAATCTCTGCTTGGATTTCAAGGTTATCATCTGTGCAGTATTTCAAGAATCTTTCTGGGTTGCTAGATTTATAGTCGTAAAGAGTGTTTTCAATCTCCATTGAAGACAATCTTTCAGGGTCTCCCCCTACTAGAACTCTCAACAACATCTTCATCTTATCGACGTTTCCAGTAAGTTTAATAAACTCTTTGTCAGCGTCTTTTCTAATCTGCACTTTAGCATTCTTTTTAAGCAAATCTTTCTGAGGATCGTAAATGTAGAATCTTTTGTTAGAATCTGATTTCATCTCCTCTTCAGACATTGCCACATGCCTGTGCTTTAAACACCACTTATAATAGATATAATCCATTGTATTTATTGGATTTCCATCTTCATAAGTACCGATGTTAAGCTCTACTCCTTCGAATGGGACTTTTAGAGTCAAACTAGCCCAAAAGTCTTTTGACTTTGCAGGCCATTCTTGGTGTCCAGCTGGAACATCGATAATTCCTTTTAACAACTTTTCTTCTTCTTCTCCATCTACTCCTTTGAGTGGGAGACGATCAACATAAATTGATCCTAGTTTAATCCGAGCTCCTGCTCTGATTTCTTTTGGGAGGTGGTTTAAGACCTCCTTTCTTCTAATAATAATTTTTCTTTCCATAAATAGTTCTTTTTATTAATTAATCCTAGGATAAAGAATAACCTAAGTTCTATGTTTAAAAAGGGGGGATTGGGTACCCCCCTTTTATTGCAAACCAAACACAAATTACGATGCAGTACATTGAAGATCCAAGCTAGTATCGAAGCGACGAAGCAAAATACCAGCGGTTTTCAACATATGAACAGAAGCACCGTCAATGTCACTTGCACGGGTATCAGTTTCAGTGAATCCTTTTGGAACTACTGAACCTGCTACACACCAGCGCAACAATTCACGACCTTTTTTATTTACCATCTGAAGGTTGTTTTCACCATCATAAGTAGATTGGTCAACAAACACCATACGATAAGACTCGAGTGGAAGACCAGATACTGGGTGCTTTTTAGCAGCTTGAGCCACAGGACCATGATCAAACAAAGGAGACTTAACCACGTTAACATGGTGACCATCTACGTGTTGGTAGCTAGTGAAGTAACCAGTGATTCCAAGGTTACGGCCGCTACCAGTGATGAAGTAAGGCTGAGTTGTCTGAAGGTAAGTGTTTGCATTATAGTATGATTTAAGTGCTTTGTCGAATTCACGAGCACCACCAATACCAGTGTACAAAGTAACTTGCTTGTCAGTAGCGTCAGTCATACCATAGAACAAGTCCCCGATAGTCTCCTCAAGTTTAGCTTGAGTAAGAGTAGAGTAAGTGTCTTTGTTGATGATCTGCTCAAGCAAACCAGGACCAGAAACTACAGGTTGACCATTCTCATCGAGCATAGTAGAAACACCAGTTGCATCGTGAGTCTTTTGACCATACCAGTAGTACATTTCACACTCTTCTTTGAACTTAAGCATGTGACGGTACTCTTCGTAATCCATCCACAACTTAGTCTTACTTCCTTCTTTCAAAGGCAATTCAAACTGAGCTACATAGTCTTTAGCATTTCCAGAGAAGTGGTAAGACTTACGTACAGTACCAATCTTAGAACGAACAAGACCTGGGGCAGTCCAGTTAGAAGCATTACCACGTGAGAAGTCAATACCCACGTTAGCATACATCATACCCCACAAAGAGCCTGGGGAAGCATCTGCAATAGATACAGATGCAGTGTCAGGAGATACAATTTTTAAAGTGTATTTCCATCCAGCTCCATCAGCAACTGGCTCACTCATAATACGAGCAAGAACACCAGATTGTGATACCAAAGTGTAAGGGAAAATGAACCACTTATCAGGGAAGGTAAGTGTGAAAGCAGATCCACCTGCACCTACTACAGCTCCAGGAGCAGCAGAAATAACAGGACGGACATTAATTTCGTGAGTTTTAACACGATATTCGTACTCAAAACGGTCAATTGAACGAGTATTTCCTACACCTTCAGTCAAGAAAGACAGAGGGAATTTTTTCTCTTCACGACCTGCCAAGTGAGTGATGATCGGAGAAAGCTCCGCTGGACGTTCCATAAGTGCATTGGCCAACGAGTTACTGTCAGTCATTTGAGCATCGTTATAGTACGTCTTAAGTACTTGCATTAGTGCCATGATTATTTAAATTTTAAAAGTTAATGTTGTTTGATTATTCAAACAGCCTCTTTATGTCCAGTTGATCTGGATCAAATTTCTTAGTTTTATTTTTTTCAGTCTTAGAGTAATTTCTAACTCGTTCTTCATTTCGTTGGATTTTATCTCTTAGACTTTTAACGCTTTCAGTTTTAGCTTTAGTAGCAATAATATCCTGCAAATTCATTTTCTTGTACATCAAGTAATCAATTGCAAGCTTTACATCTACATCAGAGTTAGCATAGTCTAAATCTCTTCTGGTTCTTCCTGCTTTATCTACAGGTTCTGATATATAATCAAAGAACCGTCCTTTCTCTTTTTCAGGGATTTTAATGCCTGCAAAACCTTTATTCTCTTCAATTTTAGCAGCTATTTCTTCCCAGAATTGTTGTTGCCTTTGTTCTTCTTGTTTTTGAAATTCACGTTGTTGCTCCACAAGTTGTTCACGTTGTCTAGCTTGTACGGCAGATAGTTGTTTTTGAGCAACGATTGCTTTGTCGTACAATTTTCCTGAGTCTTCGTAGTCTTCGAGCATGTCTTTGATGAATTCGTCATCATGACCCTTAGCTTTGAAATACTCCGCAACAAAAGCTTTTTGAGTTCTTGTATCATTTTTAGTAATTTCGTAATTAGCATAATCTGAATTAGGGTTATAAGCCTCAAAGAATTTTGCAGAATCCCCTCCAGCTAGCACATAATCTAAGTGCTTCTGGACCATTGGGAATTGCTGGAAAAGCTCATTAATCTGATCTTCAGCAATGTTTTGAGCAATATCTTTTGTAAACTCTACTAATCCTTCTTCAGTATCAGCATAATCATTTTCAAGTTCATACCCTAATGCCTTTGCAATAGTTCCTGCTACAGACGATGACCCTTCCTCATCTCCTTCTTCTACATCCTCATCAGATTCTTCATCTCTGCTTTTACGTCTGTTAAACGAGGGGGATTCATCATCATCTGATTCTTCCTCCTCCTCCTCATCATTTTCATCGTCTTCTTCTTCCTCTCTTGAGTTATTAGGTTTTTCTTCTAACTCTTCATCTTCTGCTTTTGGGGTTTCCTCTTTGGTCTCCTCTTCTACAGAAGCCAATCCATCACCAATAAAATCGTCAAAAGTGATGTCTTGAATACTTAATTTTTGTTCTTTGGTTGCCATATATACAAAGGTATTGGTTTACATATAATTAAAAAGTATAAAGTTATTTTTTATACTTGGATTTATTGTATAGCATTTTAGCAAATCCCCCTAATTTAGCAGTATAAGTGGTTTGTTCAGTTTGAGTAGGATTCATCACGTAAGTATCGTGAAGTTCTTTTAGCAGCTCTGGGTTGCCTCTAACAAGTTTATACAGCTCTCTAATATTAGGGTTTTCTATCCCTTGATTATTTTTAATCATGTCCCCAATCTCTTCTATAGAGTAATCTTTAGTAGGGTCTAGATTCAGTTCTCTTCTCCAGACATTTAATCTAGCCCTTAACTCAGTTGGGGAATATTGATAATTTACTTGACTTTGATTTTTAAACCCTGTGTAAATAGTGTCATCTGCCCCGAACCCTCTTGGGACATACCACTCTTCTGGGATAACTCTATACATAGGATCTCTCCATTTAGCTGGACTATCAGACAATGCTTGTTCTTTAGCTGATCTAATTTCTTCCTCAGTAATTGGGGCATCCCCTTCTTCTAAAATTGGGAGATAATCTTCGTAATTCCTAACTTTAGGTCTATTTTTAAAGTATAAAGTTGTATTTTTTTGAGGAACATTCCAGTCTAGTAAATGAGATGTCTCATGTGTTACTAATGAATCACCATACTCTTTTAAACCCCTATCTGTAACTAAAACTTTATTCCCATACTGATCTGCTTCTATTTCTTCAGCTGGGTAATACAATCCTACTGTATTCTCAGACCCGGATAACTCTTTCATTTTAGTATCTGGGATAGTCTGAATATTAGTTTTATTATTATTTAAGTACTTTATTCTTTCGTCAGCTATCTCTCTAAATCGTTTGTCTTTGAACTCTTTTCTTCCAGGGAGCCAGTAGTCTTTATACCAGTCATCTGCTGATGGGGGTGGATCTCCAGGTCCTCCGTTAGCAAACCTATTAACAGCTCTAGTTCTTAACCCCCCTTTTAAATATTGTTTAGGGCGGCCAGTATTCCACTCATACATAGCAATCTCTGCTGTGCTTTTATACCCCCCATCTCTCATTATCTCCTCTCCTTTATAAGACCCTGTTGGGGTATTAACCAGACCAATATTATTGTTTGATTGAGATTTTATAAGTTTATCCTCTTGAGGTGTAGGTTCTTTAGCTTGAGTATAGTTAAGTTTTGGGGATGGAATTTGTGAAATTGATTGAGGGGGTGAGGACCTCATTATTTCGGGCTGTTGAGCAGGTTGCTCAAAGTTTTGAATTTGTTGTTTTGCTTGCTGAATTTCTTGTTGCTTCTGTTGCTCTTGAAAATGCTGATCTATTAAATCAACTCCTTGCTCGTAAGCGGAAAATACATCTATTATACTACCTGGATATCCAGTAGCTTTTATTTTATCTAATAAAGCCTGTCTAGTAGCATTATCCATTAAGATAAAAACTTAAGTTTGTATTTTGCAGAATTTAAAGTAGATTTTACAGCATCTAGATCATTTACAATTTCTGAGAATTCAATTGAATCTTGAGCTTTTGATATTTTAGCATGCAGACTATCAATATAGTCAATAGCATCTTTTACAGTTTTTAGTTTTGGGGCTGACGCATCAGGGTATTCAAGTAGCTTTCCAGTTACTCCCTGATATCCTTCAGCTATCCCATCAGCTAATCCAGGGAGAGCTTCATATAAATCCCCCAAAGCTTTATGGGCAGCGTAGCTACCATTCCCTGTTATTGTTAAATGCAGCACATGGATTTTGTTTGCGGCATCTAGCATTTCACTTACAAGCGAAGCAATTACTGATGATTTGCCTGCAGTTTTTAATTTAGTTATATAACTCATTATTCTGGTTGTTGGTTATTATACATATCCATTTGTTGAGAGTGGGCATTTTGATTTTCTTTTAAATTCACTTCTTGCTCTTTTAAATCAAGCTGCCTTTGTTTAACCTCAAAGTCTTTCATCATTTTTTCTAAATTTGCATTCCCTGCTTTTTCAGAAGACTCTGCAGATATCAAAGCTTTTTGAATTTCTGTTTGCCTATCTTTCTCTCTCTCTATGGATTGCATCTCCAGTTCTTTTTCTTTTAATTGCATTTGCTGTTGCATCTGTTCTTGCTGAGCCTGCTCTTGAGCTTTTCTTAATTCTTCGGCCTGTTTTTCTGCTTTAACAATTTTATCTTTAATTTGAGTAAAGCTATCACTTTCAAATATAGATATAACAGCTGACATTGGCATTCCATTTTGAACAGCTGCTTGCGCAAGAGATTCAATTTTTTGCATTTTTTCAGCGTCTTTCCCAGAATCTGATACAAAAATACCGTATTCTGCCTCCATATGTGTTAATGGTTCTAAATCTAGCTTATCCATTGTCCCATCGGGCATTACATACACTGCTTTCTTCCCTGAAAGCCATGCTTCTTTTGAGTAATCCAAAAGTCCTTGTAATTCTCTTCGTTCAAAGTTTGAGAACTTCCTAAATAGATCTTCAGTAATATGAGAAGATTGAACAATGCTCTGCTGAGACGTAGCTTTTCCATCATAGGTGCTCATTTGCCCCTGTCTCTGCCTTGTCACCCCACTTATCTTCTCCCACTCCACCATGATAGCCTCTAGAAGAGTTAGGTATTGAGAGATAGTTTTAATAGACATGTCAAGCACTGACTGATGCTGTGGGGAGAGCTGAATCCCTTCCTTGTTGTAATCAACCCAAGCAATACCTGTCCCCTCTACAAAGTACATGAACTTATCCATGTCCCAGTTCTTAGGGATCATATTGATGTCAAACTGTGCAATAATGTCTTTGCTTCGTGCAATTGCAAGTTCCAGGCGGTATTTGTAAATATTATAGTTTAGCTGATATGGGATCCCCAAACTAACTAAAGAGATGCTCTGTGAGTTAATGTCTGAGTATTTCCGTCCATTTATTGGGAGTTTGCATCGAGAAGGATTATCAAGACTACTTCTTTGGTTTTTGTAAGGCTGAATGTTAACAAAAAATCTTCTATCGATTCTTGTTCCCTCCCATACTTCGTTAACCCACTCCCATTCTAAAGTCGCATTAATGTCTTTAAGTTCTTGAGGAAGTTTATAACCTTCTTCAACTTCAATCATTTCTATTTCCCCGGTATTTGGATCTGAGTAACTTACAAATCCAATACGTTTTCTGCTCTTCCAGTAAACTGTAACTATTTCAATAAGTCTGTTACGATATACGTTATCATCTGCCCCACTAGCTTCAGCTCTGTACAAAAGATAAGCCTCAGCTGATGTGTGGGTAGGGGATTCTAATTCTAATATTTGCTCGTCAGTTAAATACGGACCGAATATATCTATAATCGTAGACGCATGTGAAAACTTTCTAATAATTGCCCAGTCAGCATCTTCTACAAAATCGATATCTGGATCTTTATCATAGTCAACGTCTAATGGATTAACTATCTCGTAAAATACTTCATTTCTTCTAACCCCTTTGTGAGTATAGCATTCCCCTGTTACAAGATAGTGAAAAAATAATTTTTGTATTTTATCGTACACTTCATTGTAGTACATGATGTAATTCAAAGCAGCTTGTCCTGTAATTGCTCTGTGATCTACATATGTTCTATTAAATTCCTCTACTAATTGTTGAGGTGGTGGTGGTGGTGGAATATCTTTTTGAAGCTGCCCAGTTTTTGCTAGTTCGCTTAAAAAGTTTTGTTGCACATTTGCAAGAAGTAAATTTTTAAGTTTCTCTTCTTTGATACTAACTGTATCTGAGTTTTGAACAGTTACTGTATATTCAAAAGGTCTTTTAGATTTCTCCCCAAGCAAAAGATCGATGATTGGTTTGATGATCGGGTAGTTCCTGAGCTTTGTTGGGAAATGGCTTCTAGTACGGCCATATGGTTTGAGGACATAATTGTAATCCTCTTCATCGATTACCCCGTTGTAATAATCATAAAGAGATTTAAGGTAGCTGCGTCGCTCGCTAATACCAAATTTAGAGAGGTTTATATAGGCATTAA